CCGCAACAATCGATATGCCATCAATGGTTTGTGCGCCAGACAAAGTGATGTTTGCGGTAGTAGCCGCAATCACCGAGGCTTTTGCATCAATACCTTGAGCTAGTGCATCTACATAACCCTTGGTAGCCGCATCAGAATCGTTTGTGGGGCTTGCCAAACCAGTAATGGTTGCAGATGTACCAGAGTCCATGTCCAATGCGCCAGAGATGGTCACATTGTTAAATGTAGAAGTGCCAGAAGCAGCAGTCACATTACCTGTCACGTTGCCTGTGATGTTACCTGTGACATTTCCTGTAACTGCACCCGTTACATTGCCTGTTACGTTACCTGTCACTGCGCCTGTCAATGGGCCACTAAAGCCAGTATTTGCCGTGATGTTTGTGCCAGTAATAGCAAGGGCAGAAGAACCGCCAATGACCACACCATTTAATGTTCCTGCGCTAATGGCAGCAGAAGCAATCGTAGCGGCTGTGCTAACAGTTAAATTGGTAAATGTTCCCGCTGCTGCCGTAGTTGCACCAATCGTTGCACCATTTATAGTTCCACCAGTAATCGTGGCAGAGGAGTTATCTGTCTTTGTTGCTATAGCAGTAGCAATATTGTTGAACTCTGTATCAATCTCAGTACCCTTAACAATCTTCAAAGGATTGCCAGGCGAAAGATTATCTTTGGTGGCGAAATTAGTGGATTTTGAATAATTGCTCATGTTTATCCTATCTTGCCTTCTTTGGCTTGAAGTTCAATTTTCTGAATTGATAACTGAGTGCCATTGATGGTGGCCTCATATCCTGTTTGAACAATCTTTCCGGCACTGGATGCGTTACTGGTCAGTGCTTTGATTGGAATGCCGCTTGAGAAGTCTGCAATTGCATACTCGCCAACTCCATACTCAAAATAGCCTTGAGGTGGGATAAAGACGTTCTCTGACTGATAAGCACCTGAGTAATCAAAGGCCCACTTGATAGTGAGAAACTGGTTAGAGCCACCAATCACAATTGCCGTAATGGACTTGAGTATGGAAATCTGATTTGGATTTCCTAAGTCAGCATTGTTTGTGTAATACGAGAATCGATAAGTAGTAGCGTCATCTATATAGCCGCCATACTTGCCGATATAGCCATTCTTGCCAATGTACAAATCACCATTTCTTAATGATCTGAGGGCGGTAGGGGAGATGTTGTCCCACTTAGTAACCCTAGACGCACCATCTTGAAGTGACTGCTTGGTGTCAAAGCAATAGACTTGCAAAGTAGCTGGCAAAACAAGCAAGTAAAACGCTTCTTTTTCTGAGTAAACAGACTTCAAGTTGGCAAGAGTTTCACCTGACAAAGATGATGCTAAGTCAAAGCGCACATTCTTTGAAAGATCACGCAATGGTGCGGACTTCTCTTGAATTGTTCTCATCAATGAGCGAACACCTGAGTCTGATAAGAAAATAACATCAGAGCCAACGCTTTGAATGGTGTCTCTTGCTATGCAACCAATAGAGCCTATTGTGTCGCTCAGAACAAGGGAGGAGGGCGTAGAAGCACCAGAGTAGACAAGAATCTGTCTCTTGCCAAAGATAAACAAGAAATCATTGTGAGCTGCCAAGCCCATGACCTCATCTGCACCATTGGGCCAGACCCGTGAAACATCTAATGAGCCAGAAGTGCCGCCACCCCACACATGACCTGCAATCAGATCAGAAAAGGTAACAGTTACTTTGTCTGTTGACGTACTAGCAACCCACAAGCGACCAAATGCTGAAATGGCAATGTTGGCTTGAGGAACAGTAGCAACATAGCCAGACTTCTCAGAGACTCTGCGATAAGTGGTAGTGCTTACCGCTGGGTCATAGATCAAGGGGTCATGCCCTGTTTGGAAAAGGTACTGAAAACGCTGACTCAGGCTTTATTTGCACAATAGATGCAGGTGGGACATTGGGAAGCACATCTATTACATGGGCGCAGTTTTCAGGTGCTGGTCAGATTACGGCTGGTGCAGGTATGGTCAAGTCTGGTAATACCTTAAATGTTCAGTCAGCATCAAATACCCGTCTTGTTGTTGGTGCAGATGAGATTGACTTGGCAACTTCTGGAGTTTCAGCAGGAACTTATCAGTCTGTTACAGCCGATGTGTATGGACGTATCACAGCAGGAACTAATCCGACAACGATTGCTGGCTATAACATCACAAATGCTTATACCAAAACTGAAATAGATTCGATTTTTGGCTCAACTACTGCTGCGGCAACTTCTGCCTCTAATGCGGCTACCAGTGCTTCAAATGCTTCTACAAGCGCATCTAACGCTTCTACAAGTGCAAGCAATGCGTCTACCAGTGAAACCAATGCGGCAGCGTCATACGATGCTTTTGATGACAGATATTTAGGTTCTAAGTCTTCTGCTCCTACTGTTGACAATGATGGCAATGCTCTCCTAACTGGTGCTTTGTACTGGAACAACTCAGTCAATACTTTGTATGTGTGGACAGGATCGGCTTGGACTCAGGCGGCATTTACAGCAGGTGGCTTCGCTACTTTGACAGGCACTGAAACTCTGACAAACAAGACCCTGACAAGCCCTGTCCTGACTACTCCTCAATTGGGAACACCTGCTAGTGGCGTTTTAACTAATGCTACAGGGCTTCCATTGGGTACTGGCGTAACTGGAACACTTCCTATCGCCAATGGTGGTACGGGTGCATCTACTCTGGCAGGGGCTAACATTCCTGTTGTTAACGTAGCAAACACCTTTACGGCTACCCAGACATTCTCAGGCACTTCATCTGCTACTGCCATTGTTCTAAACGATGCGGCAGAGGTAGCTACAGTATCAGCAACGGCAGCTACTGGCACGATTGCTTACGACATTACAACTCAGTCTGTTCTGTACTACACAAGCAATGCTTCTGCAAACTGGACAGTTAACTTCAGAGGCTCTAGCGGTACATCACTCAATACTTTGATGAGTACAGGTCAATCAATGACTGTGGCTTTCTTAGTTACTCAGGGTGCTACTGCTTATTACAACTCTGCTGTGCAAGTGGATGGCACTACATCTGGAGTGACTACTAGGTGGTTTGGCGGTGCGCCTACTGCGGGCAATGCTAGTGGCATTGATTCCTACAGATATTTGATTATCAAGACAGGAAGTGCAACATTCACAGTCTTGGCAAGCATTACACAATTTAAGGCTTAAACCATGCCATTACAAGCAACTTCTGGTGCGGCTTCTCAAGATGGCTTTGGTGGCAATGGTGTTCCTGTTGTGCCTAACTACATTGAGGATGTGTTCAGCACCTACCTTTACACAGGCAATGGTGGTGGTAGTGCAACTGGTTTCTTTGGGACTCAAACGATTACCAACAGTATTGATTTGTCTACCAAAGGTGGGTTAGTTTGGCTTAAAGCAAGGTCTAGCGCAGAGCCTCATGCTCTTTTTGATACAGCTAGAGGTGTAAACAAAATATTAAGAAGCGACTTTACATTTGCACAAAACACAGCCGCAAACACAGTTACCGCATTTAATACAACAGGTTTTAATTTAGGTTCTGATTCAGATGGCTGGGGAACAAATACCAATGCCGTTACCTACGCCTCATGGACATTCCGCAAGCAACCAAAGTTCTTTGACATTGTTACTTACACAGGTACTGGTTCTGCAAGAACTATTGCCCACAATCTTGGTTCAACTCCAGCATTTATGATTGTCAAAAGCTCATCGGCTGTTTGGGATTGGGCGTGCTATCACACAAGTTTAGGAGCAACAAAATTTTTTGATTTAAATACAACCGATGCTGCATCAACAGAATTCTTATGTGCGTTGTACAAGCGACCTGTGTCAAAACACTCTTCAAGCACAAAAGATTCAAGCTCTTCTAGTTGTTCAACAACTTCAGGCCAAACAAGTTTAAATTCAAACTCTTGTTCACTTCTTGATGACCATGAGTGTTGTAAACGAGGATTCTTATGCCGACCAGCACGCAAGTCAGATAGATGCCTACGTTTTCTAGCAGACCAATCAATGGTACGCCCAATGTAGGACATACCAGTTGAAAGGTTTTTAATCTGATAGATTCCGCTATTCATGTCTAAGCAATCGCAAGAAAAATGTAGGAAACACCATTGGTATTAGCCGCAATAGTTGCTGTTTCGTTTACAACAAAACCTGAATTATCTGCATCAATCCAATCTAATCCTGTCACTTCAGCCGCTGTGCTGTTTAAGTATAAAGCAGGGTCATTACCAGCCACAATTCCTCGTGCGCTGTCTGCCACAATCCAATTTCCTGTAGTGCTTGTAGCCTTGACCAATACAAACCTAGCACCACCAGTAAAACCACAGTTAATTGTTTGGCTAGAACCATTGCCTGTGTATGAGCCTACTTTGGAAACACCTGCACAAGTGGCGAATAGGTAGGCGACATAGGTTCCACCCGAGGCTCCAGTTGCAACTGTATTGCCAACAGTAAAAACGGAAGCGGTAGGCGAGGTTGAGTTCCACGCTGACCCGCTTGTTGAGGCGTTAGTGCTTTGTAGTTCCAATACGTTTGCCGCCCCAGTCGCTGCTGTGTAAACAGCCCACAAACCAGTGGAATTGCGCCTCTTCACAATCATCAACTCAGGCACTGCTGCCAAGTTGTGTGCAAACGTTGTTGCACTTCCCGTCCCTGTATAGCAAACCTCATCAAAGAAGCTAGGGGCACGTCTGAAATTAGAAGATGCTTTGTCGCTGTTAAAGTTCTTGCCCCATCCTGTGTTTGAGTCAAACGCATAGTTGGCATCTGGAGCGGCTTCAGCAAGCGTGGTGTTTGTGTTTAGCGTTCCCCCGCCCTGCAAGCGGGAAGACAAAAACCAATCAGCAACGTTTGCCCTTGAATGGTAAAAACCAAGGTCAACGGGAAAGTTGGTAACAAACGTAGGAATTGTAGAAGCCGATGTTCCA